CCACAAGGCAGATGCATTAGGATATGATATATATTGGGAACATATCAATTCACAGCGAGCCGTTACAAAGACAATTCAATTATAGTTATATCGAATTTTTCATTAAGAGTTGAAAATGCCAAATAAAGAAATAGATACAAAATTATTAGCATATATCAAATCGCAACAAAGCTGTGTCGCTCATAACAGCGATATCATATCTATCCTGGAAGGAGATTTGCTTTCCTTCATTGAGAGGCACCTAGCGTCTGAGTTTTCTCAACAGGCATTTGAAAGTGTTAAGACTAGAATTAGTCCCATCAATTTTTTAAAGCGTATCATCGATAAGCTTAGTAAAATATATCAACAGCCAGTGCAGCGCATTGTTATAAACGGTACAGAATCAGACCAGGAATTGATTGATGCCTACATTGAGTCTATGGAAATGGACTCTTCTATGAACGTTGGCAATGAGTTGTTCAATACTTTTAAAAATAACCTAAATCAAATTTATTACAACGAGGCGGGTTTTCCCAAGCTAAGAGTTATTCAAAACGATAGTTTCTATATTTACTCTACAGACTTGGTAGAGCCAACTAACCCAACGCATGTAATATTACCATATGGTCAAAAGGAAGTTTTTCAAAAGGTTGGCAAAGAAGAAGTTTCTTACAATGTTGATCTATTCAAAGTCTATACTAAAGACGAAGCCTATTTGCTGGACGTAACCGGCGAAACCTCTCCTATCAATAGTGAAAATCCAGACATGGTAAACCCGTTTGGTGTTTTGCCGTTTATGTATGCCAATAGATCGCGTACACGGTTAGTGCCAATTATTGATAGTGATACAAAACGTCTTTCGATACTTCTGCCCGTTTTAATTTCAGATCTAAACTATGCCGTTAAGTATCAGGTAGCATCTATCATATGGACAATTGATGTTGATGCCGCTGCGTTGCAGATGAATCCAAATAGTATCTGGGCGCTTAAGAGTGATCCGACTTCAGACAAAAGACCCGAGGTTGGGCAAATCAAACCACAGGTTGATATAGAGCAAGTCATTCAATTGATCATAACTCAACTTTCTATGTGGCTTAATTCTAAAAACATTAGACCTGGCTCTGTAAGCGATATGTCTGCAACCGATGCAGCGTCTGGAATTTCTAAGCTTGTCGACGAAATGGATACATCTGATGAGCGCAAAAAGCAGGTTGAGGTATATCGTCAAGTTGAAAAGAATTTTTGGAAAGATTTGATAAATAACATACATCCAACAATGTTAGCACAAGGTTTATTGGCAGATGAGTTTAGACGTCCATTTACCAAGGGCGCTTATGTAGATGTAAACTTTCCCGAACAATTGCCGATGATACGACGAGGCCAAGCAGTTACAGATTTAAAGACAGAACACGAAGCTGGATTTATTTCACGTGAAACAGCTATGAAAAAGTTAAACCCAGAATGGTCTGAAGTTAGGTTGCAAGAAGAAATTTCCATGATCGAGGAAGGCAGGACGATAGTTCAAGAGCCAGAAGACTCTGAAAAGTTAAACGAAGATCAAGAGGAAGAATCCTCAGAAGAAGAAAACTTAGAAAATGGCAGCGCCACAACAAATTGAAATTCAGGTTCCCGAAGAAGCAAGCTCCAACGCAGAGGCAAGGGCAAGGCTCGCTGAAAATATAATATCATTTATTATTGAAAGAACACGTGGCGGAACCGGTGTTAGGAGGCGCGGCAAAGGATTTGAAAATTACGATCTAAGCTCTAAGCCATACACTAAAGAATACGCAGATTTCAAAGGTACTAGCGTAAGCGATGTTGACTTAACTCTCTCTGAAGAAATGCTTGACGCCATACAATATTTTCCATCTAAATCATCGACTGGACTAATTGTTATCGGCTATAAAGCTGGAACCAAAGTAAACGCTAAGGCAGAGGGTAATCAAATCGGTTCTTACGGCAGGTCGCCTAACCCCAAAAAGGCGCGGCCATTTCTTGGTATCACCAGGGCAGACCTACTAGGATTGTTATAATGGCTATCAAAGGCTTAAAAGAATTCACAGCTAACCTAGCCTTAAGGGTTAAAGAAATTTCTAATAAGAAAAATATGCAATTATACGCTAACTTTGTAATTCGCATGATTCAAAAGCGCACACGAAATGGATATGGTGTAAAAAAGACCGGCGAAAATGCAACAAGGCTTGCTCCGCTGAGGCCAGCGACAATTGATTATAGAACCAGATACAGAAGCGAGCTTCATTCTGAAACATCACCAGGTAAATCTAACCTAACTTTTAGTGGCAGGATGATTGATTCAATAAGGCTGAAATCAATTTCAAGAAATAAAATTGTTATTGGCCCAAGCGGTAACGCTCGCAAGGGCGGACTAACAAACGAAAAGCTTGCAGCCATATTAGAGCGCCGAGGAAAAAATCGCAAAGCGCGACCGTTTTTAAACCTTTCTCGCAGTGAAATTACTAAGTTAAATAAAACTTTCGAATTAACTCTCGATAAGGTTTTTAAAAACATCTAATAGTTAGGTGTTGAATTTATAACTTTTTATGGGGATTATAGAACATGACAGACCTAAGCAATGGCTCTAGTGGAGCGCCCAGCCAAGTTAGTAGTGCTAACGGCGGGGAGATTGATGATTCCGGTAGTGCTGGAAATCAAAAAGATGTTGTTAAATACGAAACTTATCAAAGGACGGTAGGTCAGTATAAAAAAGCATCTGAGGAAAATGCCGAGTTACGCAAGCGATTACAGGATTTGGAAAAGGCAGAGAAGGCTCGTGTTGAGCAAGATCTTTTGGAACAGAACAAGTACAAAGATTTGCTCGATCTACGAGAAAAGGAAGCCCAAGCCGCCAAGGCAGAACTAGAGGAATTGAAACATGCTAGAATTGAAGCAAGAAAACTTGATGCAGTTCTTAAGCATATTCAAGGCCACGTTTCATCTGAGTATTGGGTTTTAATAGACACCAATAAGGTAATTATTAACCCTAATACAAATGAAATTGATGAGGCATCAGTTGACTTGGTAGCAAAAGAATTTGTTAAACGGCATTCTCGTTTAATAGATTTTCCTAATTCTAATAATGCTCGCATGGATAACAAAGGCGCAATTCCAAACGGGTCTGGCAAATTAACACGCGATGAGTGGATCAAATTGGGCGCAACCGAAAGGGCAAAAAGAGCAAAAGAAGTTGCTGATATGCCCGATTGGATGGTTGGCAATAATGGAGCCACGTATCGCGGCAAAGTATAAAATTTTTAAACTATTTATTACCAAGGAAGGTAAAATAAAATGACTACTACAAATTTTTCAGATGTTGTCAATCAGGTAATTCATTACTGGGGTCCAGTTTATTCAGAAGAATTTCGCCAGAAGTTTGTTCTGCCAGCACTTATTGACCGCACACCAGGCGGCCTATCCACTTTAAGCATGGGAGACCGTGTGCGTGTTAGCCAGGTAAATAAAACCACTGGCCAAATTCGCACTACTGCACAGTGCGATTTCACACCAGAACTATTGGCAACTCAGTACGTCGATATCATTTGCGACAAGAGAGCAGTATCATCTTTGGAATTTTGTGATTATGTAGAGCTCATGTCACAAATTAATATCCAACGCGCAGACGTTCGTGAAGCCATGCGTCATGGTATGTTGTCTCAAATCAACACTGTTGTTTATGGCGTTGTAAACCCAACGGTTGAGCAAACCGCTGTCGCTACAATCGATGCAGCAAAGTTGACCGAACTTGGAAAACTTGCCGACGAAGCATTTTGGCCCGAAGATCAACGCTGGTTGCTGGTAGATCCACTCTACAAAAAGCAATTGCTTGATGACGCAACATTGACCAGTGCAGATTTCGGGGCAACAGATGTTCCTGTTATCGGCGGCCAGGTAGTTCTTGAGCGTTACGGCTGGAAAATCGTAATGGATAACAGCGCAGCTATGAAGTCCGTTCTCAATGCCAGTGCTGCAGGTGTGGCCTTGGCTTTCACACCATCTTGGGCATCAATGGTTGTTGCTCGTGAAGATCAAATCAAAATCAGTGACCGTCATAGCAACTACGAATTCAAAGTTGTTATGTCTGTTGATACTGTTTTTGGCGTTGGTCTTAATAATGATGGAGCTGACAAGCACATTGTTGTAAGAACTGGCGTATAATACTAACTAAATATTATACGAAAGTTTAGTAAATGGCTGACGGTGCTGCTAATCTTAATCAGAACAGCATTCTGCAAGAGATATCAGCAGATAGTCCTGATGGATTAGCGGCACTTGTCAGAAAAATAAGAGTACCAATCCAAATTATAAATATTGTGGCAGTGCCTGGGAAATATACTTGTTTCTTTAGGTCGTTTCACAAAATAAAAGTCATAGGAAAAGCTCAAGTTAATCACCGCGAAAGGTTGAGAGACGATGAGTAGTCCTATCGACAATTCATGGCCAAGCCCACCATGCGCTAATATAAACTCTCTTGAGAAGAGAAAATTTCAAGAAGATGGCGACGGCGATGTTGCAGTTAATGTAATCTTTAACCCAAATCCAGATAGCCCAGAATCATTAAATGTTCCATTACAAAATGTATTAATAAAGCGCGTTGCAATTGCCTTAGCAAATACAGAACAGAGTTACATTATACCAGCCGGTACAAGAGCCTATACTTTGAGAAATGAAAGCCTTGTAGCGCCAATAAAATGGACTTTTACGGCAACAGAGTCAGGTACTCAGTATAGAACGCTTTACCCTGGCGAATCAGTAGAAAAGGACGGTTTATATTTGGTGTCAAAAACGCTGTATTTTCAGTCTTCTAATGCTGGTGATATAATAGAAATAGAGACATGGACTTAAGTTTGAAAATCGGTAGCCGATATCTGGTTTATCTATGCAGTATATCGCTGCACAAATATTAACTTATCTAAGATAGAGGTTTTAAAATGAGTGTAACAAATCGCTTAGTTTTTGATCCAACAGGAGCAAGTGGTGGATCAAACGTTGGCGCATATGTTCGCGCGGGAGATGACGGCGCGTTGATTGGCAGCCAAACAGCTAACTCCGAAAACTGGTTGAATACCACCTCAATACTTTATTTATCTGATGGTACTACACCAGTTGATGACACAAACCCGTTACCAGTAACTATCGATAATACAAGCATTACAGTAACATTCGCCGGATTTACTTCAATTGAAAATACCGCAACAGCTGTTGGCACTACTGCGGTAAACGTAGTTGGTACTGCACTTACAAACCGAAAAGAATTATGGTTTGCAAATGAAGACAGCAAAGATTCTATCTACTGGGGAAAAACCGGAGTTACTACGTCTAATGGTTTCCCGCTCCATCCTGGTATGCAACACCAGGCATCAATTGGCGCAGCGCTGACAATTCAAGCAATTGCAACAGCGGCTGGCACTGATTTGCGCGTTATGGAATTAGCATAATAACTTTTTAAAGGCCAGGGGGCTGTAACTATATGGCCCTCTGGCACACTGAAAAAGGTTCTCGGTTTATGGATAAAGAAATTTCAAAAGAAGAAAACCAGATTAGATTAGAAAATCTTCTAACGTTCACAGAAAAAGAAGTAGAAATAGTCGCGGCATTTATAAATGAAGTTTTTTTAAAAGCAAGATTTGATAATATGACCGGCAAAGATATACAGAGAATTAATACCCTGTTTAACGAAATGCATTTTCACCATAAGAAATTGACAGACCATATTTTCGAGATAAAAAAAGTGGTAAATAAGCCAAAAGAAAAGAAGTAGCGTATGCCAATTGGTGGGTGGGACCGCGACAATGTAAAGGTTAAAGGCGTCGATGGTAGCGATGATTATGAAATTGCGGCTATCCAAGATGGATCTATTCGGCGTTTGGCAGTTGATGCCAAAGGGACTTTTACTTTTGTCCCCTCTACAAATGGCTTTGCAAATATTCTTAAGCAAAATGAAATATCAGTTGCCACAAAGGTTCAAACCGATCTACCTAGTTCAGATTACACGGTACCAACTGGCAAGAGCTTCGCATTAACGATATTCGGCGGTAGCTACGACACCCAAGCGCCGATGTATCTTAGACTTAAGAAACAAACTGGTGGTGTTGGTTCTTGGGATACATTATTTCGCGTCACCTTGAAACAACATGGCCAAGATGAATCAAATCATCAAATCGATTTTTCTCTTGCGCTAGTGGTAGGCACAGCGGGCGATAAGTTCAAAATCACTTATGAATCGGCATTAGCTAAGGGCACTTTATGGGCTGGCTATTCTGGGGTTGAATACTACTGGGAAAACCTTCCAGTGGTGGTGGTG